TAGTTTTTGGCATAGTAACTAAAATATTTTTGTATTCTTCTTTATCTATCTCCTGATACGGAGCTTGTTGATAAGTGTGTTCGTTATAGGGTAGAAAAGATACACCACTCATTTCATCGAAGTGTTCATACACAAATGTTCCAACCTCAAACCATTCATCTTTCTTAACGTTGATTGTCACACTAGGCTTGTGCTCTGACCAGTGCCTCTGATACATCAACCACATTTTAAGTTGGTCAACAGCAGACAAGTCAGATGTAACTACAGCCTTGTTAGGAGCTTTAACAGGAAACGAGAACACTGTTGTTTGATCTGGTTTGAATACGTCAGGCTCACTAGGAATACCCTGATCCTTCATGAAGGTGGTAAGAGGATCTTTGTTATCTCCTCTAACGGTTCTAACGTAATAAGGTGAATGACGTGCATGGATTCCAGAGGCAGAGTCAACCAACTGTGAGACTGTACCTGATGGTTTGACACAAGTAATAGCTGCAGACTGTGGAATACCAAGACGATCAGACCACTCAGCGTTAGCAACGACAGCAACGTTACGTAGATTTTCAAGTGTTTTACCTAGCCCTTTATTTTTTATAGTCATTAAAGGGTTGTCCATAATACCAGTTAGTGACACACCCAACAAACGTTCTTCTTCAGTATTCGTTGTCCACACTTTTCGCAGGTATGGAAATTTCGTGTACGTGCTTTGGATTGTCCCAAGTATTGTGGCGAGTCTGACTTTTCTAGCCAGGTTATCCACCGTATCTGTGGCTCGTACCACAACTTCCGTAAGATTGCAGAACTGATACGGCCTGAGAATAATTTCACTGCATGGATTAGTTCCAAAGTCGTAGTCTGAATCACGTCTGTTATTTTTTGCAGCCTGTTTTTTAGATGCTTCCCTATTAAAGATACCACGTTCACCACTCCCTGATTCTACTAGTGCCATCCACTCACGCATGAAGGACAGACTATCTGGTTTCTCTGTGTATGCCACACTATTGTTAGACAAGGCACGTTGGGGTTCGTTATCCCACCAGTTACCAGACTTAGCATGACGCATACGATCATCACTGAGGTTAGATAAAGAGATCATAGCACTGCGTCTGACACCACCTACAACTACTATCTCTCCGATCTTACACATTAGATCGTGACACTCTATTGAAGATAACTTACGCCCCTCTGCTTCTTTGAACATCTTAACTGAAAAGTTAAACAGATCTACAAGAGGAGCAGGACCAGAGGCTCTACCACCAAATGTTTTGAGTCTTGCACCTGCAGGTCTAACTCTGCTTACATCCCACAATGGAATCTCACCTGCCCAAAGGAGTGCCAATAATTGTCTGAACGCTTTAGCCCACCCCTCCTTGCTGTCCTTTACCACAATGGTAGTATCACTCTGGAAGAGTTCAGGGATTTCGGGAAGATTGCTAATGAACTGTCTCTCAACACTGAATCCGACACCAGTGCCACAGAGGAGAATAAACATAGCCTCATCGAAGGACTTTGGGTCATCTACAGGTAAGTAACTACAATTGTATCCTGCAGTGTTGTCTCTCTCAAGTGCTGGACCTGCAGTCATCATGGCTCTCATGCTAGGCATGATCTCCAATCCAAGGATAGCTTCTCTTATTTCGTTGTAAACTTTGTGATCAATGTCGTAACCCACAACATTACCCATGTATCTGTCTACTGTCTCAGACCAGGATTCTCTGCCTTTGCCATCAAAGTATTTAGCATATCTTGATGTGTGAATAAATGATTGATAATCTGTTGGTAAGTAGTTGTTCATCTGTAGTCTCCTGATCCTTTTATTTTATTACGCTTCTCTCTGCTGTCTAGCTTATTTACATTCTTCTTTATAACACTATAAGGCTTCATACCTAAAAAATTTAATAGACCTATATAGTAAAAGAAAATATCACCTGCCTCTAACTCAAGAGCATCTATATCTAGAGGGGTATCATCTCTTTTGTGTTTCTTTAACTTCTCAAAGAACTCTCCTATCTCACCTATCAAACCCATAGTATTTTCTAAAAATCTTTTATCACCAGTGGTTACCATCTTTGCTTCTACCCACTCTGCGTAATCATCTAGATCCATTTTTGTAGGTATATCAAACTGTTCAAAGTATCCCATGTCTTCTAAGTCTTTACCTGTAAGCATTATTTTTCCTTTACTTCTATTTCAATTATTTCAACGTCATCAATATCGTACACTGCATCCGACACAACTTGTTCAAGCCCTATCTTAGCACCATCCTTATCAGCAGCTATAAAATTTGCATCAGGATCTAGATTAAGTAGCATTGTTATTTCAAACAACACAGGAACCTCCAAGTTATAAGAATTAAAATAATTCCGTCAAGATTATTCTTCAAGCCATTCATCAGGAATTATTTTATCTGCATATTTAAAACCATGACGTTTACACCAGTCAGCATAGCAAGACTTAGCACCCTTGTATAATTTTATTTTACTGTTTTGAAATACAAAACGTAAATCTAAATCAGGATACTGTTTACGTATCTCTATGTGTTTACGTCTGTCAGTGGATACAAATCTTCCTTTGGTTTCTATTACGATACCATTCTCCAGGATAAAGTCAGGTGTGTAGTTTCGAGTCCTAACATCTAACCACTCTATACGTTCTTTTTCGTAGGTAAATTTTATACCTTTTTCTTTTAAATACTTAGCTGTTTCATCTTCAAAACCAGAACGATATCCTGCCCTTAAAGCTCTGGATCTAGTTCCCATATTAAATCACAACCATTCAGGTTTTTGAATAACAGTGTAGTCACCCCAACCTGTGCTGTAGTCAGAATCTTTTTCTGCCTTTGCAATAACAGCCAAAGTTTTGTGTAGTTGTTTCATACCCCAGTGCATAACCTCTGGACCCATTACATGTACATGTGAAAGAAATGGTGCAGACTTTTCACAGGCAATAAAAGAAAATTTGTCTACGTCATAACCTGCCAACTTACATGTGTAAACGTAGTGAGCACCCTGTAAAAGATATCCATACTTTAAGCACTCTTTTAAGAAACCTCTTGGACTAGCATCCTGTGTTGTCTTTACATCAAAGACTGTATTCTCTTCTTCAATCAATAGATCTGGGCGAGTCTTCAAAGTTAAACCTGAGATAGGATCTTCTACAAATATACTTATCTCGTTTAATCTGTTAGGATGATTTAAATATGAAGCACATACAGGGTTGTTTAGAGCACCTCTGGTTATGCAGTTAGCTACGTTAAACTCTACCTCAGTAAGTAGTATTTGATCTTCACCAAGATTGGCTTGCATTTCTTTGAAAGCGTTACTTGATTTTGTCTTTGGTCCTTTGACTACTAGATCACGTTCTTTCTCTAACAGGTTGGCGTGTACCGCACTACCCATAGCAAAGGCTGCGTTGTTAGAGTTACGCTTCTCACCCTTCCAGTGAGCTAACGATTTTTTATATACTGCCTTTACAGCACTTGAAGATATTCCACTTGTTGAATGGTATTCTTCATTAGACATGTCAGTCATAATTTTTTTTGTAGTAGGGTCCATGTGTCTCTCTTTATATAAAATAGCCCCCACCAAAAATGAACGAAAAGGGTGGGGGCTTGTTCTTCTAGGATAAAAAGGAACTAAAACCTAGAAGGGTATTGAGTCCTGTGGTTCCTGGGAGGAGGAAGACTTACCACCAGAACTCTTGGTGTGATCTTGAAACATTTGTCGTGATTGGGAGGAACCACCTTCTGATTCATAAACCACATGGTCAAGTATTTGAAGACCCATAAGACGTGTTCCTGTACGTCCAGTGCGTGTAGGGTATACTTCAACTTTTACGATACCTTTGCTTCCGTTACCAATAAGACCGTTATCCTCTAGATTCCAAGCCTTACCTGCAATGTCAGCAACTACTGGAGCACCACCCATCCAGTCTTCTGCACCAGTGTGAGGACGTGAAACTGTGACACGAAAGCCACCATCTACTTCCTCTATTTTTTTCATGCACCCTGCTTTCTTTAAAGCATTTGCTGTTTTCTTATCTGTAGTTACGGTAACTTTATATTCACCGTCAGTTTCTACATTCCATTCAGCACGATCTCTGTTGGACTCAAATACTTTAGCCCATTCGATTGTGCCTTTAACGTCTATTTGTGTTGATGGCATATTGCCCTCCTTTTCTTTTACTGTTGTTACATCTAATATTTTTTGTTGTAGTTGTCAATGGGTTTCAGCCCAATTTTTTCCTATGTCGTAAGATCCTGGAGTAGGTATCTTAAACCCTAAATCATGACCAGTTTCTAACATACAGTCTGCCTGTATCTGTCCTAACCTCTTAGCTTCCTCCTCTGTTCCTGTTACTTCTACTTGGTATTCATCATGGATGAAACCAACCATCTTAAAATTTATCCCTTCCTGTCTAGCTTTATTGTGCCACTTGAGTAGGCTGTGCTTCATCAAGCAAGCCTCACCATTCTGCAATATCCCTGCCAGTGTTTTGTGTGCGTTGGGTACTGGAACTCTACGTCCATCGTACCCAGTAAAGTATCCCTGTTCTGCAATGTAAGGTACGAGTTGATTCTTAAGGTTGTATAAACCATCAATGCTCATCTCGAAACGAGTACGTGCTGCCTGTGCTTCCTTCATGTTGACTTTAAGTATTTGACCAGTCTTTGCTACACCTGCACCCAATAACCAAGCGTAGATAAAAGTCTTTGCCATATCCCTCGTACCATTTGGAACTGCCAAGGCTTTCTTGTTGACGTTGTGTATGTCTGTCTCGTCCTCTTTCTTTCCCTTCATGATGGCTTGTGCATATTGATCTGCATCAAAGTGTCTCCAGAGATAGTCAGCTAACACACGTAGTTGAATACCGTCTGCATCTGTACCAACTAACCAAGAGTTAGAAGGAACTGTCCAACAAGCACGTAGATGCACATCAAATTGTTTCTTGACTTCATCGACTGCTGATTTAGGTTCACCATGAAACGGAGAGGATATGTTAGCAGTGTTAGGATCTTTGTGAGCACAGCGTCCAGTCCATGCTCCAATGTTATTTATCCTACCATGAATCCTTAGATCGTTACCACACTGCCCTAGCCACTCAACCAGTGAGCTTCTGCGTCCTTCGAGTGTCAACCACTGGGCTAGAGCTTTCGCTCCTGTAGGTGCTGTCTCAGGCAGTGTGCCAAGGTTTGCCTCTGATACAGTGAATCCGTACCTGTCTAAGTCTTTCTTCTTTTGATTGTAGAAATCCTCGTCCATAGCGGCTACTGACTTGCCATATGGATCACCTATCTTCTTTCGAGAGAAGTTGATAGCAGTCTTTGTTTTATCTACTGGCTTCCACCCTGCATCCCAGAGAACATCTATCCTGTCCTTTGCAGATCCTGGATTAAACTCTATCCAGTCAAAACAAACTAGGTCATCGTTTTCTACATTTGTCATGGCATACTTCTCTTTTGCCCTGATAACTGTAGCCATCTCACCACCATCTTTTTTGAGTCGATACTTTACACGATTAACCTCAGTAAGTTTAGGTGGGAAGTCTACCTGGAATTGTTCCTCCAGTGTATTCATCTTTGTCTTAACTGAGTTGAGAAGAAACTCCGCTTTTGTTTTGTCAAAGAAGAAACCATAGTGTTGTGTACGAACTAACTCTATCTGTACATCGTGCTCTGTCCTTAGAGACTTACGCCAATCAGGACTCCAAATAATATCATTGAAATGACTGAACAAAGATTCTGTAACCTCGATGTCTTGATACCAGTAGTCAACCATTTTGATACTGAACTTATCGAACTCATGAAAGTCTCCTTTATGTTTGTTGAGTCGTAT